AACTGGATACGTTCTCTTGATTGTTTGTTTAGCACCCAATATGGCTAGATGCTCGTAGCCTTCAATGTCTAACTGAATAAAGTCGCAATCATCAACCTCTAAAGCATCAATTGGTATAACTTGTACATCCTTGCCTGCCTTTAACTGATGCGCCCCAATGTTCTCAGGATACGGATGATCGACTGCCGCTGTGCCGTGCTTGTCACCAAATGCAGCTCGATGATGCTCAATGTTGTCGCGGCCTGCGACATTTAGTAGCAAAGCCTGATAATTAACTGCGTCAGGCTCAACGGTAATGACACGCTCAAATTGTGTTGCCATAGTTGCGGGATATACGCCAATGTTGCCGCCTGCTTGAATGACTGTGCGGAACTGGTTTAAATGGGTATAACTTACATTTAAGTCTGGCAGCTCGACCAAGAGTGCGTTAATGCAGCACTCGTCAATATCGGGAACTTGCCAGCCTTCAACCAATTTCATACGGTATCCTTGTTTGTTCCCACGGTCTTGGTTTACCGTGAAATATCACAACCTTGGCATCGTCTAACCCTTTGGGCAGCACATCAGCCTTAAAGCTCACAATCCCATCACAAATGTCCTGCCAGTACGTCACTTTGTCCCGCATAAAGTGTTCAATGTAAGCCTGGTCACCACCCGCCGTGTACATCTGTAATGCAGCAAACTTGTCGTACAAATCAACAGGTTTCGACCAGTACATCATGCTGCTTTGCATCGCTTTCGGGTTGTATTGACCCCGATAAACGTCACGCATAATTACAAAATCATGCTGTTTTGCCGCCTCAATCATTGCCGTACAGTCACCAGTCAACACCGTGTCGAGATCAAAATACAGCGCACTTGGTAGCCTAAATAACTCCATCTTTGCCCACCAACCAACCCAATCATGCAGCAAAGGGATGGTTTTGCAATCTAGCTCAACGTCCGACAGACACACAAACTCATGCGGTGGCAGATACTTAGCGCACATCTTTTGCAGCGCATAAACGTGACAAGGCTTGAAATCACCACCTGACCGCAATACGCTTGCTACGATCATGCGCTGAAGATACCAATGGCTAACACTTCTACGCCTGCGCCGGTTGTAACTTTCCACGGCCCGTTACGAGAAATAGCGTTTAATTCAATGTTGTATTGACCAATGCCTGCGCCTGACAATGCTGGCAGTATCGTGTGCGAGAACCCTGTGCCATCTAACAGGATGACGTTACCTGTGGCAGCTGTGCTGACGGTGCAACACAAACGATGGATGTAGTCACCAGTTGCGCCTGTGCCGCCTAAGACTTGTGCGGTCTGACTTGCTGCAACGTGTTCGTATTGGTATTCATATGGATAAGGTACACCGCTCATAATCTTCTACTCCGGTTTGTTGTGTGGGTTGCCCACATATCATTTAAAGTAACTGTGTTCTCAGGCCCGACAATTAACGGTTTGACCATATCTGGCTGCTTAACCTTTGGCTCTAGCCTCCAAGCAATCGCCATCATGCGTGCAGCATCTGCTGGGTGACTCGTCCAGTCATGCCGTGGTGTTTGCCTAAACGCTTTCTTATCCTCGTCGTATTCCCTTTGGTATTGCCTGAGTGCCTCTAGCCCATCGTGCGTTCGTTCAGCATCAAACCAACACATTGGCAGCATTTGTCTGACTGCTTGAATCCCGTCTTGCACCGACAAGTCCGGCACAATCGCCATGTTGTTAATGCCTAAATATTCCGCTAATTGCTCAATGACTGACTTGCCCGCAGCTGCTAGTGTTTTAGCCCTAGCGTCATGCGGTAGGTAATGTTTTCCGTATTTATACGGCTTTTGTAGCACTATTTTAGCTATTTCTGCGATATTTGCACCACTTATTGCGAAATAATCAATGATGTGGATTTCGTTACGAACAACCTGATACCACCAAATCGCCGTGTCATCTCGATAGCCTAAGTCAAACGCCGTGTGGCAGGGTATGTGCGAATCGTAGTCAACCCTGCAAACCTGTCCTGCATCCGTAATCTTGCGTAAGTCCTCGCCATAGAAAGCGCCAACAATGGCAGCTTCAAATGAGCATTGAAACTCTTGTAGAAATTGGTCTTGAGAAATCTGTGCAGCAGCGGCTTTAAGTTCTGCTTCGGGCAACAGTCCAGATTCGGATGCTTTTAAGACAAGATGAAACCACTCGTCAGGTGTACGCCTAGCGGTTTCGTAGATGTCCCAAAACTGATTTTTGCCTTTTGGAGTCCCCGCAAAAACGCACCAGCCCATTTTGTCACTTAAACACGGTCTTACGACATTACCCCAGACTGACGGTCTAAAGTCCCCGTATTCGTCCATAAACACGCCATCAAAGCCCAAGCCTCGCATAGCGTCAGCGTTGTCAGCACCGAACAAGCGTATCTTGCCGCCAGTTATAAGCTCAACCGTCAGCTCGGCTTCATTGGATGCCGCAAGGACTGGTGCTGCAAAGCGTTTAAGATAGTCCCAAGCCACGGACTTAGCTTGGCTGCGAAACGGTGCAATGTAGGCAAATAATGGGCTTTCAGTCTTGCACATAAGTGCGGCACGAATAATGTCGTTAATGGCTGCGACAGTCTTGCCTGCTCGACGGTGGGCAACAAGACAAGCCCAGCGTTCAGTGCGGTTATGGAATGGTTTGAAAGCGCCCCTTGGAGAGTAGGGCAGCGTTACTTCCCGTCTTGCCACTTCACCACCATTTCAATTGGGCCATTGTCAGCCCCAACGTGTTCCTGTCTAGCTAACTTGGGAACATGGTATTCAGCCACAGCCATAAAACAGTCAAACGCTGTTTTTGGGCCATGTCGTTCATCCAAAGCAATTGATTCTAGCCACCCTTGTAAAAGGTATGCATTACCATCAACGAACGCTGCAATTGCCTCTCTAGCCTTTGCTGTTGACTTGTTAGGTGTGCCAGGTGCTCTACCGCCAACCCTCTTTCTACTTTTAGCTACTTTAGCTTGTTCCATATCTTTCTCAATGGTCTTAGATTTAAGATTGGTTGAGTTTAGCTTACTTATTGCGTTCGCTGATATTCTTAGCTTTTGACCTTGCATCTTCTTTGCTTGATGCGCCCCATGCTTTTAAGGCTAAGGCTAATCTAGTCGGTTTCCCGTCTTTCTCCATTGGCCCTGGCATATTGCCCATGCGTGCAAGAAAACTAGCTCGTCTTGGGTTATCGCCTGACTTGACTGGTGGCTTGAGATTCATGCCTTCCGCTTTGGCACTCGCTCGACCTTTGGCATTTAGACCGCCAGCAGGGTTCTTTCCCTCTTTGCGTTGCCAAGCCGCTGTCATTTCTTCTCGTCTTTAGCTGTCTTAGCTGATTCTTTAAAGTCTTTAGCCGTAGGTGCGCCTGGATCGCCTGGCTTTCTCATCTTCTCGCCGCTGCCTGCTTTGATTCGCTCTTGTTTAGCAAGAATATTGGCGTAGAGTCCAGGCTTATTCATTTGAACGCCTTTAGCTTATAAAGGGTTGAGTCGATCAAATCAGCAATCTCGTCACAAATATTCTGTAATTCTGAATCTTTGGGCAGTTCGTCACGAATGTCTTTAACAAACGCTTTTACGCCTGTGATGTATTTGACGGGATCGGTGGCTAAATGAAAGTCTTTGGGGTAACTCTTGATGATTGAGTAAGCGCCTTGATAAGCCTCTGCCCATTTATCGACTAACTCAATGATCGTGTCATAGTATTCGTTCAGCGCAACGTGCTTGGCGTAACTGTCGGTCTGCAAGTGCATAAAGTGTGCGTTTGTCCCGCTGTGGAACAAGGTTGCAACGAATACGGCAGGATAGTCCATAGTGGCCTCACAAGGTAGCTATCACAATTGTACAACCGCCACCTGATTTAATCGACCCCCTTGCAATCTCTATCTTATCAAACTGTCCGTCATCGTCAAATACGCCTGCATCTTGTAAAGCATCAAATAAGCCTTTTAGCCTGTTGTCTAAATCAATGCTGCGCTTATCCCTTGGGAATATAGTAATGATCGCCATAAGCCTGTTTGAGCCACAACTCGGTATTTTGTTGACCGTGACGTACTCTTGCACCTTTAATTTGTAATCCTTACCGCCTTGGCTTAAAACCATTCTGCCCCTAAAGTTACGCCAATAGGTATTCATGCTCGGTGGTAGCGATAACTGCAGCGTGGCAATCATTTAATCCCCACAATAACAAGAAATACCTTCTTCGTCTGGGTCAAATATTGTTTTTTGATCTGCCGCAAACTTAACCATACTTTCATAATTTGGGCGGTCTTTACGGAAATAATTGCCATCATCTTTTACTGCTAATGACAATTGTTCCATTTTTGCCCACCATGCGGCTCTTTTAGGTTTTTCGGCTATTAACGTAGCAACTTGATTAGCTGGTTTTAAAAAACATAAATCACAATTGCCTGCCAACGTTCGTCCGTTATATGTTGGCAACTCAAGGTTAAAAGATTGTTTAGCCCAAAATTCAGAAATATTTTTGATTGTTACTTTAGCGGTAAACAATGGAATTCTTCGTTTATCGGCAATTTTTGTTGCTCGTCTAGCTTCATCATATCTCAGCCCCATCCAACTAGATTCATTTTCAATTTCTGATTTAGTCCAATTTTCAAACAGTCCAGTTTGTACAAGAAAAGACGCCATTGTTCGTATTTTTAATATTGCGGTGCAATATCTTGTAACTGGGTTTGGCAAATACTGACGTTTACGGATCAGAGCCTCAAAAGGCTCACCGTTCCTTGCTGCTGTTTCATATGTGACTTCTTTATAGCGTAGCGCAGGCTCGTCGTGGTCTTGGTATTCCAACCAATGTATTGGTACATTCCAATTAACAGAACAATCGTTTACAAACTTTAAGGTGGCCTCTTCTTCTTTGCCTGTGTTTGCAAAACAAACAATAGCCTCTTTAGGCAATACCCCGTCATGAGCATCTAAGATCATTTTGAGCATATAGGCTGACGTTCTGCCGCCGCTGAAACTAATTGATGTCGGCTCTGTAATTAGGTACGGATTCACAATAACGCCTCAGTCTGGGTTAATAAATCTTCTTCTGTAACCCCATACTTTTCAGCAAACGCCTTTTTGCCCAATCCGTGTACCCCATCATTGCCGGTATGATGATTTGGGCATAGCGGTATAACCAGCGAATTTTCACGTTTCATCCCTAACCGTCTAATATGATGTAAATGGCTGGGCGTTTCCCCATATCCCAAGTGTCTGCAAAGTGAGCATCCAAGGTTAACCAATTTCTCAAAGTGTTTACGTTGAGCTTTGGTCAACTTGAGCCTCTGTCCATTCTTGAAGATCAACCACCACAATTTGCATATCCACCGCAATGTCCGCTGCTGCGTCATATTTGCCCTGCAATACAAGTTTTTGGTATTGATGCAGCATTGCTTTAAGTTTAATTAGGCTTTCAGAATAATCTTTCATTTGGTTTTTCTCTGTTCAATAATGATTGATTCGTATTTTTTCTGTAATTCAGCAATCAAATCACCCAAAATATCGGCTTGAATTACCCAATGTGTAGCTATAAACGACTCTGAGTATTTAATTTTAGTTTCTTCATTAACAGAAAAATAAGCCGTGAATGTTCTCATTTGGTTATTTTCTCAATTTGTCGGTTACTGGCTTGCTCGGTGCGCCAAGCATCAAATCGCATCTGTGCGCTTGTCATACGCCATTTAAGTAGCTCGGCCTGCTCGGTTGCTGCCCCAATAGCGTCGCAATGAGTTTGATATTTTGGGTGAGCGTAAGCCTCACGTTCTTGACCTCCAATGCTAGTTTCGCCCGATTCTTTCATTAGGATTGCCTTTAGGCTTGACTTGAAAGCCTCTAATTGCGCCAGTTCGCCCTTTGCTTTGGCATATGCTGGCGCATTGTCCCAAATGTATTCAATCGCTGGGTGTGGGCTGTAATCACTCATTTGAGCAACTCCCATGCTGTTGCAGCGCACAATGGAACTTGTCCATTACCAATGGCTTTAAGTCTGTCCACCCTACCGGCCAACCCATTAGCCACTCGACCCACGTTGGGTTCAGTTGCCCACCAACTACGTTTGGCAACTGTTCGCCATAATTTTGCGTTTTGCCCGATTTCGTTATCCGTTTGCCAGACTTCACCGCCCCCTTGTAATCCCGATTGCATGGAGTCGGTAACATCTTGGTTTCTGCCTGCAATACCGCTTGCGTCAATCCATTCTGATGGTTTTCCCGTGTTTGACGATTGGCTTTGTGTTCCGTACTCATTGGAGTCGGCCATTGTGTCATCCTCTTTGGTGTTAAGCTCCCTGAAATCATCGCCTCCGCTTCTGTCACGGTTGTTACCCCGTTTTCCACTAATTTCCTCATTTGCAAAATCATCCCTTCTGATCTTGCTTGTGAGGCTGTCGGTGTCGGCCAATATTTGTCTAGTTTGCTTTTGCAAGCCCCTTTCGTCAACATTAAATATTCTTTGTATGTGGTCACGTTTCTTGCCACCATTGATATTTGACCGTCCCCCCTCCAGGCTCCCGCTTTGCTTGCAATTGGCGTTGGCCATATCAACCGTTTTTGCAATGCCTTCCGACCATTGCTGCCCCCATCCAAACCCGTTGTGTTCGGTGTGTGAAAGAATGTTTCGTTGTTCGGCTCTGATCCAAATTCTTTCACGCTGATGGTTTGCACCAATATCGGCAGCTGATACAACGCCCCATTTTGCATTGAACCCCAACGTGGAAAGGTCTGCAAGGACAACTCCAAGTCCTCTAGAAGTGAGCATTGGGCTGTTTTCCACAAAGACGTACTGGGGTCTAACCTCGCCAATGATCCTTGCCATGTGTTTCCACATTGAGGATTTGTTTCCTTCAATTCCTGCGCCTTTTCCTGCTGCGCTAATGTCCTGGCATGGAAATCCTCCAGATACAACGTCAACAATTCCTCGCCACGGCTTTCCGTCAAAGGTTTGTACGTCATCCCAAATCGGGAAAGGCGGGAGAATTTTGTCATTTTGTCGGGCGCACAGTACGCTTGCTGGGTATTGTTCCCACTCAACGGCACAGACGGTTCGCCATCCAAGTAGGTGTCCCCCAAGTATTCCTCCACCAGCGCCTGCGAAAAGAGCCAACTCATTCACTTAGTCCCCTTTCGTTTATGTCGTAAAACCAATCGTCACCCGCTGACCATTTGCGTGACCCGTCCACAGTCCAAATGTGCCGTGATGCTTGAAAGTCTGGAAACTCCGTCTTAGCCGGTATTAACGATTGGTCGTACCACAGGCAACGGTTGTTTGGCTGCGCTGCGAATTGCCCATTATCTAACCGGATAAAGTTAAAACTTTTGTGTTCCTCTGCTTGTTCTGTAAATCCTGTGTCTAAGTCTTGCCCATCTGCACAAAAGTCTACGGTAAACAAGTATTTGCCAAAATGCCATTCTTTATCTTTGCCTAGGAATTTCACGCCAAGGTTACGCAAGCCAATTTTTTCATGGACTGTAAACCTGTAGCCCATGCAATCCCAAAGCTGTAGCGTGTCAATTTCTAAATGCCCATGTGAATCTGTATACCAAACATAAGCGTGTATAGGCAGTTTGTCGTAAAGCGCACCATAGTTCGGTAAAAGGCTTTCTATACGAAATACCTGACCACGCAAGGCTTTAATGCTGACCCAAATGGCTGGTTCATATTGACCATGCCCATGTTCAAAGTTATACAAATACTCTTTTCGCACAAAACACTTGATTGGCGGTAAGTTTCCAATGATGTAACTCATATTAAATCCATCTGCTTTGGCATAACCTTCCATTCTCGTTCGGCCCGACCACTTTTGCTTTGCACGTTGCGACCAGTTAGCAAAATTTCATGATTGCGTTCTAATTCACTTAAACGCCTAGCAACCTGGTTACCATCGAGTCCTGTAATCGTGGCTATACCGTCTTTGCCCATTGCCCCATACTTGCATAAGGCTTGGATAATGATCGTGGCGTGTTGAGCCGCTAAAGACTTGGCAGAGTCGGCAGCAGCCCAACTGGTTGCAGGATCGGTGTTGCGAGCAACTTGGTTCATGTGTTTTTGTCCTTAAGTTTAATTTCAACTTTTTTAAACAACGTTTCATATGATCCATGTTGTCTCCAAATTTCAATTCTTTCCTTATCTGTAAGCCCAACCCATTCTTTGCGTTGTGGTGCGGTGTAGAGTGGTTGACCAACACCTGTATTGCATTCCCACCAAACACGCCTAACCCTACCTTCAACAAATTGCCCTTCTACATAATTAGCGTCACCAATCCACGCAACAGACTCTTGCTCAGGCTTGGCTAACTCATTGCGCAAAGCAAAAATTAACTCAGCCTCTAAAACCATGCCATCTTTATCAAGCTTAGTAATTAAATCTAAGCATTGTTGTAATAGTTCACGGCTCATAGCATCACCAGGCTTAAAAGTGGAAAGAAACCAAATACAAGCGCCAACATTAACAAGCCAACCACCCAAGCCACTAACGGTATGCGTTCGTCAGCCCGTGTATAGCGTGTTTGGCAACGCATTGTGCGAGTGGTGCGACCTGTCCAGTTAGAATCGCCTAAGTCAGTCAGAAAAGGCCAGTTGTGCTTATTCATCGCTACCATCCTCCTCGTTAGCTGTAACTTTCTCAATGTGGTTAATGTCAATAAAGTGTGTGTACATTTGCACAGCGCAACACAATACGTCATCAGCATCAATTTTGATGTACGGCTCGCCGTTGCTATCTGTTTTTACGCCATCGGCAAATTGATCCATAAGCTCTGCAATCTTTTTGTCGGTCAGCTCACGGCTAAGTTCACGCATTAATTGGCGCTTGCCTTCGTCTGTCATTTGGATGTATGAGTATTTCATTATTCTTCACCAAACATTTCGATGATGACACGCTTAGCTTCAGATTTAAGTTCTTTGTTACTTACGCTTGAAAAATCCATGCCGCTACACATTAATTCCATATGCACGGTTACGGCTTTGTTTTCTGATAACAATGGAAACCATTTCATCAAATCTTTAGTTAATTTATTCATTTTATGTACCTTTTATCGTGGTGTGTTTTTGTTAGGCAAGTTCTTCAGCAGCGGGAATACGAACATACTCGTCAGCATCTTCATCGTAAAACCAATAAGCATCCATTTATGTACCTTTTATCGTGGTTGATCGCCTGTTGCGATAACTAATATTAAGCTATCTAAACAATAAAATCATAGGTGTTAACCCTAGTTTTGCAATTATTTTTAATTTATTTGGATTTTTACAACAAAACGCCCCAATTAAGGGGCGGTCGATGGAACAAGGAGTGAACAACACCGACAATTTATTATAGGTTGTTTTTACGCTTGTAGAACGCTAATAAATACTGAAAGCAATCCCATGCAGAGGCTAGATCATCCTCTGAATGTTCAATTAGCTTTACATCACCTTCAGCAGTAAAGAACACATTGGCGCATCTGGCTGTTGGTTTGCCAAGGCCGACACGGTAGGCAGCCAGTTGCATGATTTGTTCGTGATACGGCACAACCTTGTCGAGCTTGTCTTTGCTCTTAAAGTCGATCACAATGTTTTCAGCAATCAAATCCACCTTGCCGCCAAACCCTTCGTATGCAAACGAGCGTTCTGCCTCCCAAGTCTGGTCATGCCCAAAGTGAATTTTGATTGACGCATCCACTTGGTCAACATAAAACGGGTAATCATCATGTTCGCCACGATAAAAACGCTCTAACACTCCGTGCATTGCCGTACCTCTGTCCATAGCGTCACGACCCGTAGACTTACTGTCGGTCATCACC